TACGAGAGATGAGTCTTCGCTTCCTTCATTTCAGGTCCTTCGCCATGTCACGCAACATCAGGACGTAGTCGACGATGTTCTTCGCGTCGAGGAGACTGAGGTTGTCGCGATGGAACATCTCTCGCATGGCCTTCATGGTCGCCACCGGGTTGTTGGGGATGAGGTTGAGCATCGTGTTGATCCCCTTGGCGAAGATGCGGATCTGCTCCTCTCCTGCTCGACTGACGATGAAGCACACCTCACCGTTGTAGTTGAGACCGACTGTGATGTTCTCGTTCAATTCGAAAGGCATATAGTCTCCTTCATCTGTTGATAGTCAACAGCACCTAGGACCGAGATGGTCTCTACAGATGGTCCCTATTAGAGACCATCGAGAGAGACTTACTCAGTCACACTTGTCGCATGACACATGGATATTGCTATCCTTGGGTAGACGAACAGTGCGTGCGAGCCTGGTCTTGCACTTAGGACAGTGCGTGATGACAGTGTCCTCATCTGTCTTCAACACCATCTTGCTCGAACGATCCGGTCCCCAGAGAGGGACACAGATGTAGGAGTACTCGGTGTTGATAGCAGACTCCGTAGCCTGATGCCAAGCCGCAGCCTCCTTAGCTGCCTTCTCCGTGAAGAAGATACCCATGTACGTCGTGTCCATGTTGTCTTCATGGTCGTCGTACTCGGCTATCATCTGATAGGCGAAGCCAAGACAGTCGTGAGCGAGAGCCATAGCCCTCATGTGTTCTACTGTCCACTCATCCTCGAAGCTCTTACCCTCACGGATGATACGAGCGGTCTCTCGACGGCTGGCAGCGAGGTATGAGACGTATGACATGGTATGACACTCCTATATGGTAGCACAGGCCTGAGACGCGGCAGGCACAAGACCGCAAGCGAGGGGGTCCACAAAGGAATGCACCCCCATCATAACCCCGCCGTCTCTTTGACACACCCAGATTCCAAATTTTGAATTTTATTTATTCCAGAAAGGATTCCCAATATGTCTAAGAAACCAGGTCTCCAACCTATGAAAAAGACTCGACAGAGTCTCGTTCCTCTAAAGAAACTCCAACCTTTGGCTCCTCTAAGGAATCCTAAAAAGAATCCTCTAAAGAATCCTCCAAAGAAATCTTTTCTAAAGGAGGAGATCCTAGTTAGTAAAGCCCTAACTGGACAACAGAAGGCTCTCGCTAAGCAGGCATTAAAGAGAGCCAGAAAACGGAAGTACATGGAACCATATACAGGATTCCAAGCATTCTGTGAAGAGGAGATGAAGATACTACCTAAGGAATCCAGGAGAGGATTCATACCTTTTATCCTCAATGAGGCTCAGATACTAATCAACGAGAAGATTGAGGAACAGCGTGAGGCTACAGGAAGAGTGCGTGTCATCATCCTTAAGGCCCGACAGCAAGGTATCTCAACTCTCATTGCAGCAAGAGTTTTCTGGAATGCATATTTCCATTCAAACCTCAAAGCAGTGGTAATGGCCCACGATGGACCTACCTCTGAGGCTTTGTTTGATATGTCCAAGAATGTCATTACCAATATGTCGGATTCCTTTAGGCCAACATTGGTGAAATCCTCGGCTAGAGAAATTCAGTTTGAATCCAACAATTCTGGTTACCGTCTCTATACTGCAGGATCTCCAGAATCTGGTCGTGGGGTTACTCCTACTGTTGCTCACTTGTCTGAAGTCGCATTTTGGCCTTATGACCAGAAGATCCTGGCAGGTCTGTTCCAAGGTATCTCGGAGGCAGTAGGTACTGAGATCATCCTGGAATCAACAGCTAATGGTCTTGGTAATGAGTTCCATCGTTTATGGATGGAGGCCCAAGAAGGCAAGTCGGATTATATCCCTATCTTCATCCCATGGTTCCTAACCTCGGAGTATATGCGTATTGCCCCAGATGGGTTCGAGAGAACTCCAGATGAAGAAAAGCTTGCTTTCAAGTTTGATCTAACTGATGATCAACTGTACTGGAGGAGACTCAAGATATTGGAATCTGGGGAATCCACCTTTAGACAAGAATACCCTAGTACTCCCCAGGAAGCATTCATAACTTCCGGAGCATCTGTTTTTGATAAAGATAAACTATCTATCTTTATCCCTCAACCTGTCCTCCATACGATGGAATTCTCCTTTGAGAGACACCTATGGATGGATGTGGCAATGACCTCTGGTGGATCCTTGAAGATCTACAGGAATGCTGAACCAGAAGATCTCTTTGTCATAGGAGCTGATGTCTCCCTAGGAGTAGGAAAAGACTACTCATCAGCAGTGGTCCTTGACTCTCAGAAGAGAGTATTTGCTATATACAGAAATAATCTCATTGATCCATCAATGTATGGAGATGTCCTGTACTACTTGTCCAGGATGTTCAACAATGGGATGCTGGGTGTTGAGTCAAACTCTATGGGTATAGCGACCAACAACCGTTTGATTCAATTGAAACATCAGAATCTCTATTATCCCTCGAAGCTAGCCAACACCCAAACTTACCAATCACCAGGTACTGATACACTAGGAGTCCCTGGTTGGAAGACTACTCATACTTCCAAACCTGCGATTATTGGTAATTTGAAGAGAGCTATCGAGAATGATGAGATATGGATCCCTAGTACCATCTTGTTATCTGAACTCTCTACCTTCATCATGAAGGAGAATGGAGGTACCGAAGCAGCAACTGGACATAATGATGACACAGTAATGGCTCTAGCTATTGCCGTTGAGATGTTAAGGACTCATGGCAATAAGCTGACCAACACGAAGGTACCATTCACTCAGCAGATCCAAAGACCTGCGTTTGAAGATACCACCGAATGGCTATAACTTTGTCATTAGGTGTACCTCAAAAGATAGGCCCTAATGATAATGGAAGGAATATAAATGGCTGTCGAAGAACAACGGTTCCAGGAAGAATTTGAACCAGTCACTGACGATCAAGTAATCACTACTATCCAGAATGGCATAGTCAATTCTGTTGGTGATTGGCTCAACTCAGCTGACTTGTCAAGAGAAAGAATCAAAGCGACCAATGAATATGGAATGGTTGCTCAGGGTCACTTGTCACCTCAAGGCGTCTCCCAGATCGTCTCATCTGACACTGTTGAAGTCGTCGAAGGTTACCTAGCACTTCTTGCTGAGTTAATCCTCAATGACGAGAAACTAGCTAGATTCATACCCTACAAGAAGACTCCTATCTCCTTGGCTTCTGCACAGACTGCTGCAGATCTCGTAAACCACGTTATCTTCAAGGAGAACCCTGGTTGGATCATCCTATCCACCTGGATCAAGTCTGCCTTGTTGTGGAAGAATTCCATCATCTACTGGGAGTTCATCGAGGATCATTGTTATGAGTTCAAGGAGTTTGAGTCTCTAGATCAGAATACTCTTGATCTAATGTTGGCTCAAGATGAGTTCCTTGAAATGATCTCAGAAGGTGAGCTGAGTACTGAATCGAAGATGAATGAAGAGACTGGTGATCCATTTGAGGTCACAGTTCACCATGATGTCAGACTTAGGACCAAGAAGATTAAGGATCGAGTGGTACTCCATAACATTCGTCCAGAACTGTTCCGTATCTCTCGTGACTCTACCTCTATCAACGATGCATCCTTCGTTGCGATCCAAGAGGAGACCACTAGGTCTGATATCCGTAAGAACTATGCAGATAAGCTTCCTGTTGACTTTGACTTTGACGATATCGGGGATGCTGGTATCGGTGATTTCATGGTCAAGTATTCAGAGGAAAGAGCAGTAAGAAAGAAACTAGTTGGTGAAGAGTACTATCTGGCAGGAAGAGCATCAACCAGGTCATTCACTGATGAAGCAAATAGCCAGGTATTCAAGACTCACGCATGGATCCGTCTAGACCGTGATGGTGATGGTATTGCGGAGCTCAAGAAGTTCACGATCATTGGTGACCATATTCTTGATGAAGAAGATACCGATGAAATTCCTATGGCATGTCTGGTACCTTTTGAAGTACCTCATGAATTTCATGGTCTCTCTGGGGCTGACCTGGCTCGTCCTACTACTCTTGCTTCTACTGCTATCCTAAGAGGGTTCGTAGAGAACGTCTACATGACGAACTATGCACCTAAGCTTGCTGATCCGAATATGGTTGATTTTGGTGCTTTGCAGAACATGAAGCCCAAACAGGTCATTCCAACACAAGGATCCCCAGCAAATGCAGTATCTTCGCTTGCCCCAGACAACATCTCATCAGGTACTGTTCCGCTGCTTGAGATGCTCCAATTGCATAAGGAACAAGCCACT